GCAGTCATTCTTGAAATCAAGAATCATGGTGTCGAGCATTGCCCACATGTCATACTTGTTAGCGTTGCTAAGAGCATTCCAGTTGTGAAGTAATACTTCACGAACTGAGGTATACATCTTCTCTAATTTACCTGCGTAGCAAATCTTCTCGCAGATACTAGTTGCATAGGGGCATGAGTATTGCTTGCCACTTGGCAGACCGAACGTGTTAGCAATCGCTGACCGCTTGCCATTCGGTGTTGCCATGTTGGTTACCTTGCGGTCGTTAGACCTTTTGAGTTTCGGCATTGCTTCTCCTTTCGTTGAGTTGCCCTATATATAAAGCACATCTAAAGATGTGCTATCTTGATACACGCTATCCACAACATGCGCCATCGGTAGTATCGGCACAGCATTCTGAACAGAATGGTTCGTTATCTTTCATGGAATTGCGACAGCCATACTCATCGAGCGTGTTCGTGCATGGGTGTCCCTCATACCCGAAGCAAGTGAGTTGAGCCAGTTCATCTATGCCCATGTCCATGATGTGCTTGGTCATAGCCAAGGCTCCAAGTGATGGCTCTGAACTATTGCCCACGCAGGGGCTGTCAACTTGCCACGCCACTTCACTCCCTCTGGGAGTTTTATTTTCTTGTAGTAATCCTCATCACTGCATGCATAGATGGCTTCGATACATGGTTCCACCATGGTAAGTGGAACTGGGGGATAGTGATTGCTTTGCAATTGGATGGTGATTGATTGCCGAATGTCAATGACATTCTCGGCTAGGTCTTGCGATAAGTTATTACCCATTGCTTTCCTCCTCTGATTTGATGAGGTCGTCAACCTCTGGTTGTAGTTCGCTAGGCACGAGCTCGACTGTGTATTCATGCTCGGCATAGTTTTGGTCTTGCTCCCAGTCGCCTTCTTCGAAGGCAACATCTATTGCTTTCTCTTTCGAGTCCGCTTCTACCTCTTGGTAGAACATGAACTCGCGCTTCTGCCATACGAGATACTTAGTCATTGCTTACCTCCTCTACGTTTAGTAGTTCGTATTCCTCATCGATGATGAGGGTTTCACCTAAATACCAATCCTTTGGATTGGTGTTGCTTTCTACCTGCAGTGTGAGTATGTACTTAGACATTGTGAAACTCCCTTACTTCTTGGTGATACTCGACGAAAGAACCGAACGAATGTTCGTTGCCTGTATCATCGACGGTTTGATTGATAAAATCCACCACTACAGTGGTGTCCCCTAAGTCTTCGCCATCCACGCTTGTGAATAAGCCATAACCTAGTTCGCTGTCCCAGTCTTTGCCGATTAGTTGTGAAACAACTATGCGGATTCCATAACTTGGGTCATCCCATCGCCCGCGAGCCTTGTCAAGTGCTACTGCTAGGTCTTCTCGCCAGCGTGTTTCGCCCCAGTGTGAATAGAGCGTGATGTAGGACTTTGGCTCACCGATTGCTCGCTCATAGTCCTTGAACACGAAGTTGATTCTTGCTCCCATTAGATTTCTCCTATCGCTTGTAGTTGTGAGAGAGCGTCGCCCCATGCGACACTCAATGTGTGGTACTTGGTTTCAACAATGACTGTATTCCAGTCATCGAGTTTCATTATCTCGACCCAGTACATCGTGCCAGTGGGCGAGTTCTCATCTTCTTGCCAGTTGATTGCTACTTTGTAGTTCATCAGTATTCACATCCTTTGCAGTCAGGGCGGAGGCAGTCACCGCAGGTGATGACCGCCTCCGATTGGTTGGTTTCTTGGGTCACTTGATTGCTGTTTCCCAATGGTTGTCTATATCAGCAGACCTTTGGTCTGCTATCTTGAGATGCCTGCGCCACTCTGTGTCGCGTCGCATCATGCCCATGAGGGCTCCAATTAGGAATGACATTGCCAATAGGCAAATGAGTAGGATGGATAACGCTGTGTCGTTGCTCATTAGTTAGCACCGCCTTTCAGTGTGAGGTATGCGTTTGGTTCAACCTTGAGCACGGCTGCGAGAACCTTGTCAAAGTTTGGGTATTGACCCATTGCTGCTAGAATCTGCTCAATCTTCTTCGAAGATTTGGCAGTGTTGGTAGTGATGCGAACCTTCGCGAAGACTCGCTTGTTGTCCGCCTTGCTGATGTGAACAGTGCCGTTCTTCACGACACCGCTTAGGGTTTCGGTTGCTACTTTTCTCATGGTGTTTCCTTTCTGCCGTCAGGATTTCCGACTGGCTCGACATATATAAGCAGAACTATGTTCTGCTATCTTGAGATGTGTGTATACGCAATGAATAGCCCATGCGTGTGCGAGCTGTCAATAGCACATACGCTATGCGTGTAGACAGGCGCGTGATGTGGGTGTGGCGTGTATGTCATGTGCCATGTGTGTCGGGTCATGTGTCATGTGTTAGGTGCTACGTTAGACACGCCGTATTTACGCTCAGTCATCAGGCTGAATTTGACAGCATGGGGGCTCTTCGTGTATTCTGTATTCCATCGCTGAACGCTGGGTTCGGTGATTTCAACGAAAGGCACGACAATGGCAACAACAGCATGGACACACGATAATCTGCTCGTAAACCTCACAGCATATGTGCAGGACGCAAAGCACGAATATGGGATTCCATCCCTAGATTGTGCGCCCGATTGTGAGTTAGTTCCAGTTAGGTTCGCACAGATTGGCGACCTAGTTCCACTAGGTAAGGGTCGCGTAGGTGTAGTGTTCGACATCGCGGAGAATCGCGGGGTCGCGGAAGTCAGCATAGTTTCATCTACGCTTCGCGTAGTATTGAAGAGGGTCGCTCTATAGGATAGTCAGCGGACACCCCTCTCTCACAGCAGTGGGGGAGGGGTTTGTCCTGTGTGGGCGAGCGTTTTTGTGGGGAGAATGGGGGCGCATGCCCCCTTTTTTTATGCCCGCGCCCTTGACGACCCCAGGGTTTTTTAACACCACCCCCCGCCCGCCCCCCACTATCATCAAAAATATTTTCACCAGAAAACCAGCTCTGACCAGGACTTTTGTTATACCAAGAAAAAAAGTTTGATTTACCCCTTGAAACACGCCGACGCTCTAGACCCCTATATAAGTGTAACGGCTGAGTTCCACGAAGCCGTAAACGCGGGCTTAACGCCCGCTTTAACTTGGTTAAAAACATATAGTGGGGATACTTCTGTCTATACCCCTGTAGACCCCTACAGCTACTGGAGAAGACTTGGAAAGAAACCTAACCCCCGAAGAAGCCAGAAAAGAACTGATTAACTTGGTGCGCCAAGGGCGCACTATTGTAGATGCCCTTAAGGTTATTGGTCGTTCTCGTTCTTGGTATGACACCCAGAGGCGCGAAGCTGAAGGCTTCGCTGCCTATATTGATAACGCTCGGTTAAGAACATCCGACCTCGCTGATGAAGCTCGGTCTGGTCTATCTGACTTTGCAGAGTTTTCTGAGAAATACCTGGGAGCCAAGGTATGGGACCACATGCTCAACGTGGTCGATATGTTGGAAGGTAAGGAACCTCGTTGGTTACATCCAGCGATGACTTACGAAAAAGGGTCGGCGGGCTTATCCCGCCTCTTGGTAAATATTCCACCAAACCATGCCAAGACTATGACCATCACAATTAACTATGTTACCTACCGCATAGTTAAAAATCCTAACATCAATGTGATTGTTATTTCTAAAACCCAAGAGCAGGCTAAGAAGTTTCTCTATGGTATCAAGCAACGCCTGACTCATCCTCGGTATGCAGACCTACAAGCAGCCTTTGGTCCTACCGATGGTTACAAAGCTACCGCCGACATGTGGTCGGCTAATAAAGTTTATCTGGGAGCGGATGTCCGCGAATCAGATGCTAAAGACCCTACCGTTGAAGCTATCGGTATGGGCGGTCAAGTATACGGCGCTCGCGCCGACTTAATCGTACTTGACGACGTAGTCACTCTCTCTAATGCGGGAGAGTGGGCAAAGCAACAAGAATGGATTCGACAAGAAGTTGCCTCTCGTCTACCACCAGGCGGGGGTCAGCTTCTTGTTGTCGGAACTCGCGTATCTGCAACCGACCTATATAAAGAACTTCGTAACACACAGCATTACACGGACGGAATTGTTCCGTGGTCATATTTGTCCATGCCTGCCGTATTAGAATACGCAGACAATCCAAAGGATTGGAAAACCCTTTGGGCTAAGTCGGAGCAACCACTTACTGAGGATGATACCCCAGATGAGAATGGATTCTTTGACCGATGGACTGGACCGCGTCTTACTGCGGTCCGCAATGAGGCTGGTCCCTCCAAATGGTCTTTGGTATACCAGAACCTCGATATCGCAGAAAATGCAATCTTCGACCCGATGTGCGTCAGAGGCGCAGTTAATGGAATGAGAAAATCGGGTGCGCTGGTTGCAGGCGCTGCGGGTCATCCTGATAATGCACAGAACTTCTATCGCATTATTGGTATAGACCCAGCCATGTCTGGTGACACGGCAGCAGTTGCTTACGCAGTCGACCGCAGAACACACAAGCGCTATGTCATGGACGTTCACGTCATGAGCAGCCCCACACCTGCAGCGATTCGGTCTTTGATTCGAGAATGGACGGATGCTTACAAGCCTCATACTGTCATCGTTGAATCCAACGCATTTCAGCTTTTCTTAACCCAGGATGAGGAGATTAGAAACTTCTTGTCTACTCGCGGTATTAACTACCGCCCCCACTACACAGGTAATAATAAACAAGACCCAGAGTTTGGTGTAGCTTCTCTGGCTCCATTGTTTGGAACCGTTACTAAACGCGACGGTGTCAACAATAATCTAAAGCATGCAGGTGACAACATGATTGAGTTGCCAGATGCTTCACGTAATGAACATATAAAAAAGCTGATAGAACAATTGGTTGTTTGGCAACCAGGAGTCCAAGGCAAGAAGCTCAAGATGGACGCTGTTATGGCGCTCTGGTTCTGTGAGATTGTAGCCCGCGATGTTTTACTAACAGCTTCAAATGTACCAAACTTTTTGAAGAATGAATTTACCTCTCAGAAGCAAATCGAAGATAGGTACATTGTAAACCTAGATGATTTAGCTGCTGCACAGCGAATAGCGAGATTGTGATAATGAAAGAACTAGTACACGCATATGAGCAATTAAAGGCTCGTAATGCTGAGCGCGATAAGCGCATGCGCGAAGTTGCTTTGGTCCGTTCTGGAAACGCCG